TCAGGCTCTTTTGAAGAGAGACAAGCTCTCCTCAACGTTTCGAGACTGAATTAGTTTAAACGGAGTGTTATCCACAGGCCAAGGCTTCTCACTGATTATCCACAGCCGAGGGAAAACCTTTTTTTCCTCCGGCTGCCATGCTTCGAGTTTCCAGAGATCCGAGTGAAAGTACGCTTCGTACCGGTCCAGCTTTTCCTTCATCGCTTTTTCGGAGTAGACCGACCGCTGGATCTCTACAAAAAAGGGGGCCCTCTGCCATATGACAAAGACATCTGGCTCGGGGTTCCCTTTTCCGTATTTCGGTTCAACGACGAACGTCCGAGGCTCCTCGATCGCCCGGATCTGCTTGTAGAAGTCCGCGATGGCGAGGAAATGATTTATCTTAGCGCTGTCCTTCTTTATACTCGGCTTCGGGAAATAGATATACATGCGCCGTTCCATGCTGCAATCGATGTGACCATCCCGGCGCAGACGCTTGAGAACCATGTTGGCTTGCGTAATGGGGTGTTTAACGTGTCCAAAGTGGAGGTCCGCCACATCATCACGGGTTAGGCAACGGAAGCGCGTCAGATCCTCTACAATGGCCTTATCTCTCTTGTTCATTTAAAGCACTCCTATGATCGGTTCATCGTCCTCCCACACCGTATACTCGGCATCGATGACGTTCTTGCGCTTCTGTCCTTTCGGCGCGACCTGGGGCTCCTTGTACGGCATGAGGAGCTTTTTGGCTTCCGCCAGCTCCAGGTATGGCATCTGAATCATTTTGAGTTCTTCGCCTTTCATGTACATCCTGCCACGCTGGGACATTCGGATGCTGGCAGCTTCGCCGGAGCCGATGGCGATTCTGCTGTTGATCTCGTCAGACTGGCGGAAAGCCATTCGAACCGTAAGGTTGTTCTTGAGCGCCCCGTCCAATATCTTTGCGTCTGGCCGCTGCATGGAGAGGATCAGGAACACGCCGAGCGCTCGGCCGATGGAGCTGACGTCCTCGATCGCGGCCATGATGTCCTTTTCCTTGCGAAGGAGAGACACTTCGTCTACGGCTAGGACGATATACGGCGGCGGGTCCGGCAGGTCATCAATGTGAGCTTCCTCCGCTTTGTCCAGCAGGTCGCCCCGGTGCTCCATCTCCGTCTTGATCTTGGACAAAACCCCGCGCAGCTCGCCGGGAGTAACGACTACCTTCTGAGCGATCCCACGAAACAAATGAAACTCCGATCGCTTGAGATCCGCGCAGTACAGTTGCAGCCGGTCGCCGCATGTCTCAACAAGCGTTGTAAGGATGGCGCGGAGCGCAACGGACTTCCCGGACCCTGTCTCGCCAGAGATCAGCAGGTGAGGATGCTTCGCCATGTCGTAGGCTTCCCAGCCTTTACGGGACTTGCCTGCCATCACCGGCAGAGACATTTTGCGGACGACCGGCAGGACGTCTCTAGGCTCGTACGAGAACTGCTTCATGTCTTTGGGGTAGATGACTAAGGTAAACCGGCTGCAGTCCTCAGACAGGTCAAGATACGGCCCAAACGCCTGTTTAAAGAGCATGAAGCACTCCAGATCGTCGTCATGATCGTACCGTTCCACAAAGCTTTGTTTGTCCGCGTAGACCATCGTTAAATGGATCGTCGTGCCACTTCTCCGGTAAACGCTGATTGCATGGGGTTCACTCACCACGATGACGTCTTTAACCTTTGCGTATCCCATGTTTGCTCCACCTTTCGACTTTTGTTGATACTAAGGTATGGGCATATGCGGATACTTTTGCATGTCCGTGCACAAAAATGTTTGATGTAGCCTGTACTTTTTGCAGGAGTTCGTCCCGATTTGGGGAAGTTGTAGGCGAGGTGATAGCATGTTTGAGTGCCGATTAAAGGTCATCCTTGCGGAACGCCGCATGAAGCAGCGAGAACTTGCAGAGAAGACTGGAGTCAATGAACATACATTAAGCGCCCTTGTATCCGAGCGCCGGCCACCGTCTATGGAAGTGGCGTACAAAATTGCTCATGCACTCGATCTGAACGTCATGGAGATATGGATTTACAAACCGGAGTGATTTTCCTCTTGCATCAAACCAGCGAACACGGACTATAATAGGTACATATGTTCGGTTCGGAGGTAAGGGTAATGAGCGAAGTTAAACGGGTAATGCCGCTGCCGGAAGAGATGGTCATGATTCGGGACGCCATACTGATCCCGCACATGATCGCCATGGTCGAAAAGAGCATGAATGAAATCCAGAACTCGCCTAACGTGCTTAAACGGGCTTATGCGATGACAGCACAAGCGATCATGGATAAGCTCATGGCAGATCAGTTCGGCCTTAGACGCGAGCTGTCAGCGCGTAACATCAAGCTATATCTGGAAAATCCGGAGACAAATAACACCAGGCACATCATCAACTACAAGTACATCTACAGGGGATATCATCACGAGTTCGGGATTGTTCGAGAGGTTATGCGATCGGAAATAAGCGTGCAGCTGGCGAGGTATATTACAGATATCGGAGAAGGACTGAGACGCAAATAAAAAAAGGACCGATAGACGGCCTCTTTATTTTGTTAACTCGATTCCGATTTCGACTTGCGTTTGGAGGTCATTCAGATCTAAAGACTCCAGGATGCCTAGACTTATTAACTTCTCTACATTAAATAATTCGGTAGTCGATTTGATTATCTCAAGTAATTGACGATTAACCGCTCGTTGCCTCAAAAGCTCCTGATCCCTATTGTCAACCATTTGAGCTAATAATATTGCATAATCAGGCGTTAAATCTCCATTCTCGCAAATGCTTCTAGTGGTTTCCTCGTGTCTGGACAACCAATCCACCTCCATATTCGCCTTTACAGATATTGTAATTCATCTTTCAAAAATAGGGAATATAAAAAAAGGGGCCGCTCATTAGAGCAGCCCCTTGTTCTTCATAAGCGGTTCCATTTCCACGAGATCCGCGTATTGCTTTGCGTTGTAAAGGCGGTTCACGTAATCCACAACATCCTGTATAGTCTCTGCGTTGGGGACGATGGGGATCAGGAGCAATAATTTATCGGTAGCTGCCCTGATGAACTTTTGGACTTCAAGTTTGGCGCTGAGATCATTGATACGGATTGCAATGGTATACGCCCGCTGTGCCGTCTTGGCCGGCTGTTTGAGGCTGTCGATTCGCTCTTCGTAATGTTCGAGAGTCATGCTGTCAGCCACGATGAGTTCCTTGTACAGACGCGTCCACGGGAATGCCGGACCAGGGCAAAACGATTTACCCATGCTGTCAATCTGATAATGGCCGATGACTCGTTCCGGAGTGAGGGGGATCGTATTCCCGTAGATCCGCTTTACCTCTGTTTGAATATGTTTGATCAGCTGGCAAAGAGCCAAGAACTGATCCTCTGTAATAGCCCCATCTCCACCGCTTGTTCCGTACCCTTCTTGCTCGATGGTGACGGAATAGTAGTTAGGATTAAGGGGGCCATTGGCTCGGATGATAGGTGCCGTAGGGTTCCTAATGTTGCCGTTCGTCCATGGCTTACTTTGTATGTCAATGAACTGCCAAACCTCCCCGCTGCGGGTGGTCAAGAAGGTGCTGCTCTTTTGATTGCCTGAGTTCTTGAATTCGTTGTATGCCGAATTTGCGCTGCCGGCCGTGATGTGCAAGACGATACAGATGGGAATATGACCACCACGGCTGCTGAATGACTTTACCGGTTTCTGGATGATGTTCATAGGTATATCCTCTCCCCATCCGTGAGCCTCTCTTCATCGGATGCGTTCTTCTTGGTTTCGATGACATCCTTGAAGCCTTTGCCGGAGATAAAGGCCATGGCGATTCCGGCAATCCACAAGACGTCCTCGGTGCTGAGTTCGAACCCGATGTATTGGGTGAATCCGATGATCCCGCAGGAGATAAGAAGCGTAGCAAACTTTGTCTTGCTGAATTTGACTTGCTGCCCGGCCTTTATTTTTTGAATATCCACCATGATCTGCGCGAAGATGAAGTTTACGGAGACTGCAATTGACGCCCCCAATTCAATAGCATTTAAATGCCATGCAAATTTGTTGTTGAGAGCGATCGCCGCCATAGTGATGACCGTCGTAATGAATTGAGCATTTGCGAATTTGCTCATGATTTCCCTCCCGGTGCAACGCCGTTAGTTACAGTAAACGCAACCTCTTTAAGTTCATCAGATCCGTACGTCATGATATCTTCGTATCGTGGACCGATTTGCTCGAAAATGAACGAATTTGCCTCATCTTCCCCCCAAAAGTCCCTGATACGCTGTAGTGTCTTACTCTGATCTGCCGGAACACCTTCAATCAGGCAGTATGGAACGCACATCTGCAGCTTTTCCATGTTCCCTCCATAACAAAAAGAGCCCAGCGGTTTCCCGCGGACTCTCTTCGACCGATGCTTTCGGATTTGTATTTATATTACCAATTATTCTCAAACCATTCAACTAGGAATCCGAGATGGATGCGATAGAAAAACTGCTCAATCCCATCCATAGGCGCACTTATTACCCAATATAGAGGGATGGCGAAAGTCCAGAAGATGGCTGCAGCTATGAAGACGCCGCACACCTGACCGATTAACGTTTGTTCGAACCAAGTCCACACCTTCTGGCTCTTCACTCTATCACCCCTACCTATCTTATGATTCCTTGTTTCGACAATTTGGCGTTAATATCCAAGTATATGTCATTAATCTGCTTTTGTATTCTCAGAAGCTGATCCGTTTTTTGCTGCTTGGTCAAGGATTTGTCGCTTTGGATTTGGGCCTTCTGATCTCTCAGTCCGCTAACCATCTTAGAAATAGAGCCTTTTGCAGAGGAAGTGAGCTCCTTCCGCATGTCTTCGCTGTACCATTTCGGCAATGGAATGCCGAGATCCTTATTGTCCTGGTACGCAGCATTTAGTTTATCCTTGGCGTCGTAAAAGTCCTGTGACAAGGTATTGCTATAAGTCGGATCTGCGATGAAATTCTTAAGCAGAGAATCACGAGCATTGCCGCCGCCTACTGAACTCATAAGAGGAAGAATCATTCGTGCTGGATCACCGCCGTAGGATTTGAGCAGGTAATCAACCTTCATAGGAGAATACCCCGTCACAGACCCTACTTTTTTGGCGATGCTAGACGTGCGCTCGTCATATTCGTACTTGTCTGTACGCCCTTCTGTGTCCTTCGGTACAATCGGCGCTCCCGTGAAACTCTTGTTGTTTAAAGCGCCTGCGATAGGTGCGGTGGACATTCCGTTAAGGAATCCTTCTCCAGCCCCCTGAAGACCCGTTCCTTGCGTCAGACCTTGCAAAGCACCCGTTGCCATAGGTGGTAAATAGGCATTCACCAAGGCGTCAGCAGCGCCCTTAAACGCTGTCGGATCTTTATCAAGCAAGCTGCGCATGGCCTCGATTGTCGCTTCACCGAAAGCTCCATAGGCCGGCTCTACAGGAACCTTGACGAATTTTCCGTTCGGGAGCTTCCCGACAATGTTGTTCCGGTACCGTTCCCGAGCTGGAAGGTTCTGATAGTCAGGGTCGTTATGAAACTTGGCGTATTCATAGGCTTTTGGAAGGACGCTGAGCGCCGTTATGCCAGCCAAGGTCTTAATGGCTGTCTTTGGATTCTTGAATCCCATAAGGACACGCCGGGTGCCTTGTACAGCAGCATTGTTGTATGGGAATAAGGCTTCCAGTTCCCGAGACTTTGCTCCTTTACGGCTGAAGTTTGTCGTGATCTCCCGAGCTTCCGTCATGGCCTTCCGAACGTTGTCTGGCGTTCTCTCTCCACCAAGTCGACGCAATTCTCCTTTATAGGCTGCAATCCGGTTCACATTCTCTGCCACATCCGATACCGCATTAGCCACCCGGAATGGCGCCGTGACTGTCTTGGTGACGCCGCGAGCAACGCCTTTCGGGGAGAATAATGCCGGCCGCTCAAGGTTACTCAGGCTTTTGTTGAGCTGCCTGTCTCCTTTAAGAGCAGCTGAGTATTTACCCCCAGCGAGTTCGTATTCTTGAACAAGTTTGTTGAACCCCGGAAGGTTAAGTGATCCAAGGATTGCATGCGTCAGATCACCCAGGTGCCGTATGGGATTCTTAGACTGGATGAGAGATGCCACCACATCAACTGTAGCCCCGCGAGTTGCGAACAAAGGAGCCAGTGCGCCGGTCGCCCCTGTCTTGACCGCATTGGAGAACTTCTGCAGGACTCCAACGACTAAGCCCGCCTCTTGTGGCGACATGCCTGCCAGCGCTTTGACGATGTCCGGGTTGTGAACCTTAATATAAACCGGTTCCCCTTTCACCATTGCGCGGACAATGTTATCCTCCGACGCTTTTCCTTTCCCAAAAAGGCTATCGAAGTCATCCTTCAACATGTTGAGGTAATCATGGTTAGGATCTGTGAGAGCCTGACGAAGCGCATGCTCCTTTTGGGATGGCGCTTGGACGATTTCGGCGATACCCTGGAACGATTCTGGATTCGCCTTGACCTTATCCACGATACCTTGCATAACCCGGTTGCGGAAGGAAGCATTCGCCCATGCGCCCACTTGTTCGATGGCAGATTTACGAGTGTCGACAATCTTTCTGGCCGATCCGGTCGGGCTGACTTCCTTAATCGGCGCTTTTTGTCCGCTGAACTGTGCGCCAGTCTGGGCGCCGATGTACTTCTGAGCCGGCTTTTCAGACTTGGAGAATTGCCTCATCATAGAAGCATAGAACGGATTCTTCTCTCGCATGGCAGCAAACTGTTCCGCAGAGATAAGGCCCTCATTGACTCCGTAGTGTTGGAGAAGGTTTTCGTTGAATCCGTCCCATTCCTTGGCAATAGCAGCCCATTTCGGATGGGTTTTGTTGTACCGAGCAAGCTTGTCTTGAACAGCTTCAACCGTGTTCATGGCGCGTTGCGGGTTGCCCGGGTCCTTAATGTATTCGGCGTAAACGCGCTCGCCACGTCCAATACGAGTCTCAGCATGCCGGAGAGTCAGGTAATCAACGAACTGTTTGTCATACCCACGCGCCACCTTTTTGAAGATGCTCTCTAGACCGGGTCCGACAATCTGTCCTTCTGGGGTAACGAAATGCTTCTTCGTGATGTTATTGGCCACGTTGTTCGCCCTCGCAGAATCCATAGCCTTTTCGTACACATCATGGCCGAAAGCCTTCAATGGCTCGTATTGGTCAACAAAGTTGTGATAAGCATCCTTAGCCCCTGCTTGAATGCTCCCGATGACCCCATCCTTGTCTTGGAGAAGCTTGTTTCGAACCAATACATCCTCCGAATTCACAGCCTTTCCGGTACGCGATGCACCGGCCGCGATTCCCAACCCTTGTTGGCCGAAAGCACGGGTGAACCAATTCCCTTTTTCAGCTGCGGCTTGCTCTTGCTTCGAGACTTGATAAGCGGCTTCTTTACCCGTTCCGAGCGCCTTACCTAGCGCTTTGGCCCCTGCAGCTACACCCTCTACCAGTGTCCCAGCCGCACCGCCAAGCAAGCCGCCAGTGACGGCTAGGTTAGCGATCTCCCCCGGATCGGTCTGATTCGCCGCCATGCCGGTGGCAACGTTTGTCACAGCACCCTCTGCAGCGCCGCCAGCGATTCGAGCCGCAACGGCCGGCACTTTGGTTGCAGCCTTTTCGGTGACCTTACCAGCAATCACCCCACTACCCATAGCAGGGCCGCCAGCCATGATGCCGTTCGTCAGCTCAGCACCACCGCCGCCAAGAGAGCGCAGGAACTTGTCAAACTTCGGATTGCCTGTCGACTCCTTGAACGTCGGCTCCTTTAGGCTCGTGGCGTTTTTAATGCCCTCCTGGAACGTTGCGCCTGCTCGGTAGATAGGAAGATCCTTTGCCTTTTCTACGAGTTGCTGGAAGGGCGTTGTGTTCGTCTCGTAATGGATTCCCTGCAAGCCCTTGGTTATCGGTGTCTCCAGCATGTGAGTCGCATTGACGTTGCCTGCCGCTTGCTTGGCGCGTTTGAATGGATCGATTTCGAACGGGACCTCTTTAACAGGCTTGCGGACCGGTGCAACCGTATTATTGCCCATGAGCGTGTTAGCGGCGCTGAACTTCATCGCCTTTTGAACTCGCTCTTGTTTAACGGCCTGATCAGCATTGAACGCTTCCAGAGCCTTAAGGCGGGAAGAAACAACCGGCTGCTCCGTAGTAGCCGGTTGTTGGTTGTACATGCCACTTAGTACCCGTTGTCGCGCTGATTCTCCCTGCTGGTACCGGTCAAGCGCTTCTTTCCTTGTGGACATGTCCTCACCCCATGATTTTCTTGATATAGTTCTTTGTTTCTGCCGGAGCATACGCAAGCCAATTTGCTCCGTACTTTTTCACGGCCTTATCAACATTGCCGCCGCCCCAGTTGTATCCGGCCAGCGCCTTGCTCATGTCGCCATCATACTTAGCAAGCAGACCCGATACCATCTTGCCAGCCGCATCGATCGCTTGGGCCGGATTGTAGGGATCGATTCCATAGCCTTGAGCTGTGCCGGGCATAAACTGCATCATTCCAGCGGCTCCCGACTTGCTATTCTTGGCGTTCGGATTGAATCCTGATTCTTGCTTTGCGATGCGCTCAAGGATTCCGTTACCGAGACCGTACTTTTGAGAGGCCGCCTGGAACAGTCCTGCGTACTTCTCAGGAGCGCTTACGGTCCCGGTCATGGCTTTCCCGCGCCTACCCCGAATTTCTTGTCCAGAGCCTGAATATCGGCTTTCGTAAGTCCAAGTGCGAGCATGGCTTGTTCATCTTGTCCATCCGGCAGACCGAACGCCACAACCTGTTGGTAGATTTGATCCTTGGGTGTCTTGGCGAGGTTGTCGCCTAGCTGAGTCCGTATGCTGGATACGACTTGAGACGAAGACATGCCGCTGTATTTCGGCGCTTGCGGCGCGTTCTGCTGCGCCAGCGTGGCATCCAGCTGGGACCATTGTCGCAAGTTATCGTCCTGCGAAAGGGCGATTTGCGCTTGCTGATAAGCCGCTTGATTATTCTCCGAAAGCTGCTGCAGAGCATAGTTAAGGCCGAACTGCTTCACGCTTTGGTCAAACTGCGCTTGCCATTGCTTGTCACCGATGGCGTCCCTGGCGCGCTGATATGCCATGTTCTCCTGATTCTGCTTATTCTGCAACGTCTGCTGTCCGTTACCGAACTGACCGATTGCCTGACCGTACTGGAATCGGTTATCCCATTGCTGTTGGTCATTTCCTCTGTTAGCCTGATCCACTCCCATCAGCTGAGAGAGCAGGTTCCCGGCATCCCCTACGCTGTCGCGGGATTGCTGGTACTTCATGTTCTCTTCGTTCTGCCAACGCTGGTACGCCTGTTGCGTCAGCTGCGGAATCAGCTCGCTATCCACTTGGTTCACCGCGTCTTGCTGGATGCCGGCCACCCGATCGCCGGTAATAGTGCTGTCCAGAATTCCGCGCTTGTTGAGTTCGGCCATGGCATCACCGCTGGCCCCCTGAGCGTTCGTCTTGGCCCGAGCGAGGGCAGCTTGATAGATGGGGTCAGCGGAGGCGTCATAGTTGAATTGTCCAGGTGTATAAGAGGGCTTCTTCAACAATTCCTCAATATTCGCCAGCTGGCCATTCACCTTGTTGCCCATCTCCGTGTTCCGGACCTTGGAAAGAGATGCTGCCAAGGCATCATTGGATGCGTAAGACGTTCCACCCGCGATCCTAGATGGGGCAAGAGCATCCATGCCGTTGACTGTAACCATTCCGCGAGCTTTATCGTAACCGACATTTGAATAGCCGTTGTCGTTGAAGTATTTCCGTACTCCAGCTTCTCCTGGTTGAGCCATTAAGCTACTGGCTGTAATAGGTTTTACCGGCTGGGCAACTTTCTGGAGACCAGGATTTGCCGTTGTTTGAGTTTGTTTATACAGAGCTGTACTGGAAGCTGTCGGATTTGTCAGCGGAATTCCTGCCTTGGCTTTGCGCTGAATCTCTGCTTGATTTGCTAATTGACTCGCAGTAAGCATGAGCTACCCTCTCTCTTCAACGGCTTCTATGGCCTTTATTAGGGCTTCAATTTGCGTCCCCAACTCTTTACATGACTTCGCATCCCCAGCGGCTTCAGCGCCTATATGGTCCAGTTGAAGTGCATAAAGGCGACGTTCCATTGCCGACAAGTGCAACGATTTGATTTGTGCTTTCTCTTCAAGGCTTATCATTGGGCACCTCCAAGTAAAAAGGCCCGCCAATTGGCGAGCCCTGGATTTATTGAGGAAGCTTTGCGATGAACTTTTCATACTCCGGATGGTCTTTGACATATGCCTCTACAGCCGTTTTGGCGGCCTGCAATTTCGTTTGTGCATCCGTCAATTCATCCCTCTTCTGCTGCAACTGAGTTTTGTATCGATCGAGTGTAGCTGTATTGACTGGATTTTTAGGCTGGTTGGAGACCTTAGCTTCCCATTCAGGAATCAACTTTTCCTCATAACCCTTAACCAGTGTCTGGAGGGAATCCACCTTCGTCAAGAGTTCGAAGTACGCTGCGTTCAGAGTATTAAATTGGTTCGTATTCGCTTCAACCTCGGCCTGTTGCTCGGCGGCCTGTTGTGCGTTTTCTTCTCCGGTCACCGTGACCACCCCACTCTTGTATGTGGTTTTCATTCCCATGGCATCGGATATCGTCCGAACAGGTAGGTAAGTCTTGGAGTCTACCACGATTCCACTGCCGATGCTCTTTCCGTTCAAAATGACGGACACCGAGCTTTCGACCTTCTTACCCAGTAGTGGGGATGCCGCATAAAGCTGTCCCGTCATCATCAAAACCGCACCGACAACCAAACCCATGATAAACTTCTTCACCAAGAACACCTCCGTTATTGTTGGGTATGCGTATGGTTGGGCACACCCTGCCAGGCATAGGAGCTTCCGCCAACAGTCATGATTTGAGCTCCAATTGGTATTCCGCAGTTTGCTGCTCCAGCTGTTAAAGTCTGGGCTGACTTTTTCGCCTTTTCATCTAAGGCTGCGCCAAGAGTTTTCCCTTCAAGTGTTGCAGATAGGCTAGTGAATGATCCGATATTTACATTCCCTTGCAGGTCTAACGTGTTTGCAACAAGCGTAATGCCTATGGGGTGTGCTGTAGCAATTTGCAAACCACCGCTATCGAATACTACTGGTGCTATATTACTCCCGTCTGTGAATAATAGTACCGGTGCGCCTGTAAAACTTGCATTGTTTGTCTCCATCGTGATAGATTGATCGGCTGCCCGGTAAGCTCCGAAGAGCTTTTCTAAGGGGTCCATGACGACCATAGGATAGTCATCTGCACTCTTTATCAGCATACCGGTCGCTACCCCCTTACCACTCTTTGTCACGCGCCAGGGGGCCATTTCAGGGACTGTGGCTCCTGCCCAAAATCGAACGGGATCTTCTCCCTCTTCCGCTGTAGAGATCCCAACGTCTCCATCGGCCGCATAGAAACGGTCTGGATCGACCATCCACCCGCTTATCTCTCGGACATTTGATGTGCTGAGGTTCCCGTTGACGATGAACTCCACCGTCTTTTGCATCTTCGCGACCATATCTGCGAGTTCAGCGACAGACTCCGTACCACTAGGCCTAGCAAATGTGATTTGACCCATATTTCCTCCTTACACGGCCGGGAATTGTTTTTCGTCCCAAGATATCTCGCGGATAGTCACTGTTCCTGTTCCTGATATCTTGGTCTTCAAATAAGGGCTAAGAGCCATTTGGAAGGGTGTAATCGGAACTCTCTTGTTTGCCAGGACAGCCGCACTAATAGCACCCACGCTTATCCATCCGCTGTCCGTTTCAGGTTCCTTTGATAGGTAGATCGTCGCCGTACTGCCAGCTGGCTTATTTACCGTCCACCACATTCGCAACCACCGAAGATTCATTGCCATGGATTCCGCCGAAAATGTCTTTGATTGCCATTCCCATGTAATGGCTTGGCCGTTGTCTGTTGTCCCGCCGATCTGCATCACACGGCCTTGCGCATCGGCCATGTAAAGCGTTTCGCCCATCTTTATGAAATGGGTAGGAGTCCAGTTCTTCCAAATCCACCATGACTGCTGCTGTGAATCCCATACGAGAAGCGTGTCGGCGTTTGAAGTCGAGTTTAGCGGAATGGCTACGTACAAATAACGGCCGTCTGCCCCCATGCAGCAGTATTTACGTGCCGACTTAACCATGCCGTCTACATATTCCTGTACCGGCCTGCTGAAAGCCTTAGAAGGTCTAACACCGCCGCTATAGGTATAAATACCGGTCGTGTCCAAGAAGTACATCACGCCGCCGAGGTTGACGATACTCTGATCGTTGATGGCACCTATGTCCTCGGCAACGGAAACGAAGGAGAAGTCGGAAGGACTTGTGCCGTACAACTCCCATGAGGATGAAGGGAAGAATACTGTTGCATGACCAGCGCCAGACTTTATACCGACGATATTTTCCCCGACATAAGTCTCCTTGCGAAGTGTTCCGGGTGAGCTGTCGTTGGGCCTCCCTGTAACCGTCCATTCGTCAGCCACGTTAAGGCCGCTGTAAGCGACTTTATTCTCGATGGCTACATAGAGTCGATTGTCGTGCTGGTCGACGAAATTCGCCCCGTCAGGCGCTGTGGTGACGTCCTGCACTGTAGAGCCATCATAGCGCTGCATTTTCTGGACTCCGTTGGTCCCAATCAAGTTGGTGTCCGTCCATCCACCTTTGAAATTGCAGAACGACCATTCTGCCGAGGTGTCGAGTCCACTCTTGAGTGTCACCCAACTCGAACCATCCCATTTTCGCCATGTGCCATCGTTAAAAACGGCGTGCAGCTGCTGGTTCTTCCACGTTGATAGCCCTAGTACTCGCGTTCCTACCGCCAAACCAACGACAGAGTACCCAGGTCGTGTCGTAATAGCTGGAGCCTGACTAGATATGAGATTGAATAAGGATGGGGATAACGAAGGATTGATACTAAATGTATCCCCTTTGAAGACTCCCGCAAACTCGCGCAACGATTGAGAAGGTGCATTGTTGTTGGTAGCAGGCCAGAAATTCATTGTTGCCTCCTTCCGATACATAATGTATCATTAATTCACGTACAAGTCACGTACATTTTCGGAGGTGCTTTATGAAAAAGAGTGAACGCATTGATATTCGCGTGCCTATTCCGCTGCTGAAAGAGATCGAGCAATACCAAAAGCGGGAGAATATCTCCACGCGGACTGGCGCTTTGTTGAACCTTGCAAGAATTGGACTTAAGCAAAAGAAGGATGGTGTTGAAGCATGAGTGTTTCAGCAGTACGATTACCGCTCGAACGCGAGCGCACTCCTTTCACGGAGCTGCTCACAATCCCTTTGCTTGGTCTGACGATTTTCGTTCAGTCCGTCGTTGTCGGAGGGATCAATATCAGCCTTTCGGACGTCTGGCTGTTCATGACCCTGTTTCTTTTCCTCCCCACGATCAGGCAATTCCGGATTGAGATGAGTTACATAACCGTTGCCGGGTTTTATCTCGCTTGGTGCTTGCTCGCCTTTGTTTGGGCCACGGACTATACCAAGTCCATCGCCCCGCTGATACAGTTCATGGAGTTTATGGTCGCAGGAATGCTCGTTTTTGGGAGCCTCACAAAGAAAGAAACCATCATCAAGACGCTGAGCTTCTATGCCGTCATGGCCTCGCTGCTCGGCTTGGCATCAGTCCTATACGCCATCGCCACTCGCTCGTTCAGCACTCTGTACTTCCTCAACTACCACAAGAACGCATTAGGCGCCATCGTCGGCAACAACATCCCGCTGCTTGTTGGTTTGTTGCTAGTTCCAGCACTAAAACACCGCCGCAAATGGATCGTCGCCGGATTGGTCATTTGCTCGCTATCCTTGCTCATTTCGACGTCCAGGGGCTCTATGCTTGGAGCCATAGTCGGCCTTTGCTTGTTGTTCCTGCTCGTCAATCGCGTCCGCTTGGTCGCCATCTTCGCGGTACTTGGCGGAGGGCTGTTCTGGCTCTATACCAACTATATTGCCACCGACTACCTGAACACCTTCACCCGGTCCGATAAGTTCTCCAGCGCCTACAGCCGCGTCACCATCTACAATGATGTATGGGCAAAGATTCAAGATGCTCCGTTTCTTGGACACGGACTCGGAAACTACTTCATCGAAATTGTTTACCTCGGGTTTAAGCAAAACGACCCGAACAATGTCTTCCTCCTGAACCTTGTAGAGGTTGGTGTAATTGGCCTTATCCTCTTCGTCATCCTCATGGGGTACTTCTTGATCAAGGCGTTCACCAACCGCAAGGCGTTCAGGCTCGATCCGACTTACTTGGTCCTCTCAGCAACCCTCTTCGCCTGCTTCGCATCCCAGCTGGCACACATTCAAGTCGACGTCTCTTGGCTGCGCGGGACCGGACTTTTCATGTTCGGCTGCGGTGCCATGATGATTTCCCTCAAGCATATTAAAGCGATGGAGGCCAAACCATGAAAAATCTATTGATGTTCGGATTACCTTTTGGTTTTTTGCTGATCCTGGTCACCACTCAAGTCTTGAATGGGTTATACTACAACGTCATGTGGTCCATTTCTGCAGCTTACGCCATCATGTTAGCTTATTATTTCAAAGGACCGGACATCGTGAAAGCCATCATTCCGGCCCTCTTACTCGCCCTCTTGATCCTAACCTCTCGGAATCTATTCGTCTTGGAACTGGTTGAAATCATGACGGCCGCAATTTGCTGCTCATGCATCGTATTGACTCGCTTAGCAGCAAAAACGAAACAGATTTAAAAGAAGCGCAGCCGCTGAGCTGCGCTTTTTATATTTCAAACCACATACCGGCCCGGCGAACGAATGTGATGAACTTGCCAAAGCCCTGTAGGACTTTGTTCGCCCCTCCTAGCATGATGATCTTGGTTGGGTCGTGTACGAACGTGGTTGCCGTACCGTTTATGGACATAAGCCGCACCACCTGACCGTCGCGGCCATCCAGCATGTTCGTGATAGAAGTAGCGACCGTGTTTGCCACTTTGTAATCACTAGATCCGGATATATGATTGTATCCAACGGACGGCGTACTCGTATTGATGTCAAACTGAATAAGGTCTTTTGTACGCGCCCTTACGTGTGTGTATTCGATAAAAGCCTGATCCCCTCCGAGTATCTTCGGAGGCGTAGCTCCTATGATTGTGTTGTCGAAAATGTTTCTTTCGCCCGCGACGCGGAACATGTTCGAAGAAGCATCTGGCGTTGTGCCGCCTCCGGAGTCTTCGAAATGGTTGTTGCAGAGGGTATTGTTTGCTCCGAGAATATCTACCACTTGACGTTTATTGTTCAATGACTTCGTGATAAAGCGATTAGACGTGAGGATTGCGCTGTCTTTTAAAATAATTGGATACTCCCCACCACCGCAATAGAGATTGTCAAAGGTGTTTGCATCCATCGTAACTCGGGAAACGGATGTTGGATCTTGCTTCAAGATCCTAGCCCCGTCCTTCGTTGGCGAGGTGAAGTCATTTCCGATAAATTTCACCAATCCCTGCCCTTTCAGATAGAACGTGTGTGGTTGTAGATCGGGATTAGCGTAGGCCGTCAAGTCTGTTGCTGAACGTGTGACAATCTGGCATCCCATGAAAGTAAACTCTTGCACGTTATCCAAGAGAAATGGATTAGAAAGTGTTTGTCCTGCATGAAGTTCGAACTTAGACTTCTCAACGTAGATGTGCCGAGAAAGCTTGTTGGCATATAGCATATATGGATTGTTCTCCATATGTAATGCGGTAATGTGGACGGCATTCGTGTTGTTAGCGCCGGCTGCATCACCCTCCATGGAAATCGCAGCGTATACACCATCTGTGCTGCAGTACATAATCCTCCCGCCGAAAATGTAGCCGTCATAGACTTGAACCATCTTCAAGGCCTCGCGCTTGAATCCGGTGATATACATGTCGCTAATGGTAAATTCCGTCTGTACCCGTTCCATGTATACAGCTACGCGATCTGCGGAATTTGCAGCAGTGTTCCAATGGTCGGAACCGAGAATGTGAAGGCCTTTAATCCCTCCGCCTTTCATCATCCCGCCGACTCCATAGATACCAGCCGAAGGTATAAAGCTAATGACTGGATCTGTCACGTCCTTTCTCGGCAATAAAACCGAGCCCATTGTACGCCTTCCCGGGACTTGAGATACTTCCGGGGCATTCTCACCCATGAAAATGAGCCCGCAATCACTCACGAGCCCGGCTGAGGTTTTGTATTGCCCACAGGGGAAGTAGAGCACCGACATCCCATTTGCATTGGCATAGTTTATTGCTCTTTGAATGGCTACCGTATCATCGGTAAAACCGTCCCCTCTAACCTTAAAATCCTTGACGTTACAGATGATGTCCTTCCAGATAATATAGTTCTTGTTCGCCTGCTCATACTGCTGGGCAATAAGCTTCATGGAGTCCATCAGCAAAGCCCTCCATACACGTTCTGGATTTGAATGGGCGGGTACACCCTAGACCGCTTGTATTGCTCCTCCAGATCGTTGTACTGCGACACAAACCCGTTAGCCATTGTGGTATCCTGGGCCGACTCCGCAAGCTCCTTGCAGAGCCTGTAAACCAGCATCATGTGCCAAGCCTCGTCGAAGTCCGGTATCTGCCCTCTGCCGCTGATTGGCGTCGGCTCCATGTAATGGAACACGACAAGCCCGCCTGCAATATCCTTTGTTGGCGTAGGATAGAGGTTAAGGGAGTTCCCTTCCGTGATGTAGTAGAAGTAGCCAGGAGCGCAGCCTGGAATGGCATCCCGGCTATACTTCACTCCATCCACAAGAACGCCCATGATGTTGCTTGGAGAAAATGGCATCGTATAGAACGGGTTTCCGGCGATGATATCGAAGCTGGTTGCGGTCTCCGGCTGGTACAGGTACCTCGAATACTCCTTGACAGCATTGGTCAACAGCAAGAATAGATACGTATCATCGTAGCCATGCGGATATTTCGACTGTACGATGGTCAATATTTGATCAACCGTCATCGGCAACACCCCTTATAAAAAGAAAAAGCCCCGAGAAGGGGCGTTAGTAAATCTGCAGCTCCTTCTTCGGGCCGTCGACGATGCGCTGATTGACGATTTTGGTGCGCCTGTCGCTGTCCTTGTAGGCTTCGTACACCGATTGAGGTACTTCGACCTCGACGCCGCGCGGTACCGCGTACACGATGCCATTGATGCCGATCGGCACGATGATGTCGTTGGGATTCTGCGGATCGGTCGGGATCTCGAGCGACTTTTTCGGCTGCGCGTCCAGGATCTGCTTCATGCTGCGCTCTACATCAGCGGCTTGGCGCTCCAAGCCGACTTGTTCATCGCCTTCGTTTTGACTGTTCGGGATACCTCTTGGCATGTTCATTCCTCCTCAGATTGGAAAAGGGGGCCGAAGCCCCCGTGAATTACACTGATGCGCCGGATTCGTAGCGCAGAATCGCCAGTTCCTGCAGACGGACGACCGTGAAAGCGCATTTCCATGCGACCGTGTTGAATTGGTTCAGCGGGTCAGCCGTACCAGCGGAGCCCGCTTTGTGTACGATGATGTCCGGCTTGCTGGAGCCTTCGATGTCCGGCACGCCATAAGCCCCTTTGCCGATGAAGATCGTACCGTATACGTCCGCACCAGTTGCGCCTGCTCCGGCAAACTTTACACCGTTGTGGACTTCAAGGAAGTAGATGCCGTACATCTTGCCGAGCATGCCGTTTTTGCGGTTGTCGACGTTGACATAGGTGTTTTGGTCCTTCCACTCCTGTGTTTGCATCAGGTCCATCGCTACGTCCGGGTGGATGAAGGCGAGGTAACCCATGCCCGCACCGTTCGGCAGTTGGATTTGCTTGACCTTGTTGCGAACCAACGTCCGGCGAGCGCGGAGAATGTCCAGCGCTGAAATCTTATCCGTCCCCGCGACTTGGTTGCGGGCCGTTTTCGTGCCTGGGTACAGGACGTTCGTGCCGGCGGCAATGATGTCGCGCACGATCGTGTCGATGGACTCGCCCGCATTCTCGCCCATGAGGCCGGAAACTTCCGTCAGCAGCGGGTCCAGACCGGTCATGTCGATGAACTCCGAGATCTTCGTCCAGTTGCCGTACTCGGAAACCGTGGCGTTGATGGCCGTGATGGACAGGTCGACACCGTCAGGCGTTACGCCCTCGGTCAGAGCCGTCGTGGAAACCGCCAGGGAGTTCAGGCGGCGGAAGTTGGTCGTTGCCCCTTTGTTCCGGGGGATGTTCTTTTTGTCGCCGTATTGCATGTAGAACAGGTTCGGCAGCAGGCGATCCAGCATTGCATCCTGGTAAAACGTGGCTTGCTCGGCTGTGAGGGCGTTCACACCTGTTGTGCTGTTATACCCTTGTACGTTCGTTGCCATTGACTAGTCAGCTCCTTATTTATCGACCTCGAATGAACTGCTCGCGGAATGCTTTGCGCTCAGCCGGCGACATGGACAGATAGCCTGTTTTTTCCTCGGGACTTTCGGCCCCAAGCGCACCGGTCGAAGTCGCTGCATTCTGCTGCAGATTTCGGATCGTGTTGGATTCGGTTTCCTTGGCGATTTTGCTCACCTTGTCTTCGTGGGATGCCAGTATGTATGCATGTTCCAACTGGTATCCCTGGTTGTAGAACTCCACAACCTTTTCACTGTACTGATCGAAGTCGGGGTATTTGGCACGAATGTCTGTCAGTTGCTTGGTCAGTTCCATTTCGGTCTTGAGCCGGGTAAGCTCCTGATCCTTTGCGGACAGCTCGTCAACCTTTTGCCGGAGGGGCTGCAGATGCTCCATAATGACGGATTCATCCACGCCCAGGCGCTCGGCTTCTTCAGCGATCTGCCGGTTGCGCTCGTCTTCATCCAAGGCTTGAACGTAGCTGTCAACGTCTGAGAAGCCATAATATTTCGCGGCTCTCTCAAGCTGCTTGGAGTGCTGTTCGTAGGTCCCAACCTTTTCCTGCAGCTTGTCGTAGTTTAGCCCCTTTTGAATCCATGTCGGGGCTTCATCAAGGCCGATAACACGCTCTTCCTTGTTATACTTGACCCTGATGCCTTCCGGCGTTGCTGGCGTCTCCTGCGTGGTTACAGGGGCCTCTGCTGCCGGTGTATGGGATGTTTCTTGAATGACTGGCTCTGCGCTATGGTTGGCGCTTCGAATCTCTTCCATGGTAAATCTCCTTTCGCGCTATGGTTGGCGCATAGAAAAGGCCCGCGCAGTCTCAGCGCAGGCCCGTTATTTGATTCCACCAAGTACAACATCGTAGTTGTGATTGACCGTATCCTGATTGGTGAGGGTGACGTAAACATAGCCGCAAGGCAAATCGGTCTGAGGCACGTTGACCCGGTTCATAGCCGTAACGCCTACACTCGTTGCGGCAGCTGCATTCGGGTACATCCCTGCAGTCCCATTCACATGAGCGTATTCGATCTTGAGCGTCATACTATGAGCTTCGGCAGATTTGCATACGGCATAGGCCCATACTCTCCTGATGTCTGGGACAGGAGTAGTGGGAATGACTGTGACCGTGGCTCCCGCTGCTACCTGTACATTTTGTGCCCTTGTAACCTCGACGTTAACGTTCATCATCTCCGTGCCGCCGACTGACCTTCCGGATGAATCCCAACGACTACTCATTTAGCACCTCCTGCTGTTTTCATAGCTGCCAATTCTTTTTGCCCTTGATTCTGCATTTGCAATTTCTGCACGTCCTGCATATGCTTCTGCTCTTGCAGTTGCATTTGCCGCTGATGGGCAGCATCGGCTTCAGCTTGCGGATCTGGCTGGTTTGCCATCATCGCTTGCTCCTGCTCTGCCATCATGGCTTGTTGCTGGGCCATCATCTGTTGCTGTTGCTCCAGATCCTTGATCAAGCTGTCCTTGAACGGTACGACATTCGTCGGCGCGTACTTGAGGTATTGGATGGTGTCGATAGCCTGCTTGTCGAAGAGCTTATCGAGCGACGCCATGGACAGTTCCTCGCTGTAGCTGGACGATGGGCCGATGTCGATCTTGAGATTGAACTCGATCCCGGCATAGTCCGAACCCCGGAAGTCGGTCATCATCGGGTTGTCTTCCTCGTCCTTAACGCTCACCCGGCGAGTCGTGTTGTACTTCACCTTCCAAAACTCTTCCCATATGCGGCCGATGTCCTCGATAACGCGGTAGAAGCGCTTCTTAATGGACTCGATCGGCACGCCCGCAGCCTTTTGAAGGAGCATGATGGCCGACGCGTTGAGATTCCCGCTCGCCATATCCCCTGTGGCTGCGTCCTGAGCGCTGGAAAGCTGTTTGGTGTAGTCGATGAACGTGTCGATCAGCTCTTTGACGTGACCGCTCATTTGCCCGGGGTTCATGTACTCGGCTCCGGACTGCCCTGGCGGTGAGTTGTCGATCAACGGCTGACTTGGGTCGTTGTTGATGCTGTTCGGGTTGACGAAGTTCGGGTTGATCTTCATCTTCGGCCAGCCCGTAAGCTGCGCAGAAAGTGCGCTCATGGCGAGCAGGAAGTTGATGGTCTTCTGGTTCGGGATAATCCCTTCCGTGTCGCCTATGCCGTGTATGGACTTCCTACGGCGTTCCCACTGCATGACAGCGATGGGATAGCGCGTCATCTGCGTTGGTGTCGGCGGCTTAACCATCTGGCTTGACGCGACCTTGCAAAACATGATCTGTCCCTCATCGCGCCAGTACATGGTCTTGACTGTAACCTTGGAATTGTCGTCCAACTCCCTCTTGGCTCCGTCATATCCCTCGTCCTGCACATCCGTGTCACCGGTGATCATCTCGGCCATCGCTGGGCTCAGACCGTTTGCCTGCGCCTCAGATCGCACACTCTCGACCATATCCCGGCTGGTGATGATGATGTACGGCTGCTTCTGCACGTCCATCTGCTGCGGATTACCGAAGAACACGTTGATTGGGTCGAGCGTTTCCCCGGCCATCTCGCCGATCCAAGGGAAGATCATGCCGCCCTTCTTGCTCGTGTCCCAATAGTAGTGCCAGATGCCGGTCCCGACATTGGATGCTACCTCAAGCGCTTCCTCGTTCAGTTGGTCCTGCTTGATGTTCTCCCAAACCGTGCCTGAGAAGCGTGAGAAGGTGCTTGCCGCCTCTGTAACGGCTTGGGCCTGCAATGCCTCATTCGGATCTTCTGTCGCCTGATTCACGGCCTCCTGCGGGGTGAAGATCATCTTCACGTTCTCGTTCATGACACTGCTGACCTTGTGATTCTCGATGTACCGCACAATATTAAAAACCGGACGCGGCAGGCTCCGGGTCCGGTCAGTCGCTGGCGGCCATTGGTCACCGGCTTTGAAACGCTCGTATTCAGGCCATTTGTCCAGATAGCCCTTGGTGCGCATGTACGACTTCCCCGTGCTGTAACGCTTCTCCACGGACTGTACAAGCGTGATGGTTGATTCGGTCTTCGGTTCCTTGACGGCTATTTCACTCACCTCCCTTAGGGCCGTTCATGTACTCGTCGATGACGCTACGCAGGTCTTCCGGACGGATCGGCGCAGGTTCTGCTTTGGTGCTGAGTTGCTCTCGGATGTACTGGTTGATCACTTGGACCGTCTCCGGCTCCAGGTGCGGCAGCGAGAGGATGGATGCGACGTCCTTTACCATGTCTGGAACCCTCCTTCATACGGCTCTTCGGTACGGAACGGGAACGGTGTCTGCGGCTTGTTCTTCTCCGCGATACGTTTCATCCAGTCCCACATGTCATCGTTCAGCGCGTATCGCGCCGCGTCGATGGAGTGATTGTTTTTGTCCGGGAAAGCAGCTTTGAAGTTGCCGTGAACGTCTTTGTCCAACTCGTAGGTCAGGAACTCCCGCGCCGTCTCCGGGCATCGGATATCGTCGATGATAATGGCCTCCATGTCCTGCAGGAATTTGATGCCGTACTCCACAGAATCGGGCCCCTTTTTGACCGGGTACATTCGAAGTCCGTACTGAACGAACTCATTGATGCTCTTGGGCTCGGCTGAATCAGCCTTGATGACCTCATTCTTGCGGTTCTCGGCGCTGATGTGCTTGTGGGCGCTGTGGTTGCTCATGCCCACCTTGTAGAGCTCGTGGAATATATAAACCCGCTTATGCTTCCGGTCGTAGTGCATGACCAGATAGCTCAGCGGGTCGATTGCATAACCAAAGTCCAGCCCTCGCCGGAGGTTGTAGAAGCCCTTAATTTCCTCATCGCTGATGCGCCTGATCTGCACGTTACCGAACACCTCGCCGCCTGTACCCGTGACTTCGCCAAGGTACTCATGCTCGTAGGAAATGGGCTTCGTGTCTCTCAGATGCTCAGCCTCGACGATGAATTGTTGTCCCAGCCATTCACGCGGAACCGTCAGATAGTTGCTGTGGTGCGCCAGCCGGTCAGGACGGGTCAGCTTCACCTCAGCATTCACCCAATTGTTCGCGGATTTCGGAGGGTTGTAGGAGTAAAACACCGTGAACTTGGGTCCGCCACGCATGAGGGACTGGTTGATCATTCGTACCTCTTCCATGCCGGTGAACTCGTCGACTTCCTCGTACCAGATGTATTTGGTATAACCTCGGCTGAACTTCATGGACTTGATCTTCTTCGGCTTGTCGGCCCCGCGAAAGCGGATCTCCTGCCCCGTGGTCTTGTAGGTAATGACCAATTTCGCATCCGGGATCTCCCAGTAGTCCTCAACGCCGAGAACCTCGATGGCCCAAGCGAGCTGTTCCATGACGGATTCACGCAGCGTATCTTTGACCTTCCGCAGAACGACGGCATTCGCGTCTGGATCGGCCATCATGCCTAGGATGATCTCGCAGGCCACGAACGAGGACTTGGTACTTCCCCGGCCACCGCCGAGCCAGTAATGCGTGTGATTCCCGTCGTGTATGTCCCAGTGGACGCCGTAAAAGGATGGGGCAATGACGTCTGTTAGGCTTACATCAGCCTTTTGTTCCAGGGCGTGGGATGTCATTGATGATTCTCACCCCTGTGTCACCGCTATGTTCAATCTCTTGCTTGTCCCGCCATTCCTTCGGCTTGCGGTTCTTCAGCCAGAAGATAAGCGCCGTTGTGTTGGGATGAGCCGTCTTGCGAAGCTCTACGATCTCACCTGTCGCCTTGTTGATCTCTTCATCGCGGTAGTTGTATCCGAGAGCTGCCTTGAGAAGTGCATTCTCGACCATTGCATCAATGACCTCACGCCCATTTTTTATGGCTTCCGACAATTCCGGGTGGATATTCTTGTATTCACACAAGGTCGAGACTGCAATTCCCAAATTGCCTGCTACATCTTCCAGCGTTAAACCATCCCTAGTCCATGCCTCGATCAGCAGGAGCTTAGGCTTTACGTGTGTTTCGTACTTGCTTGGGCGTCCCGCCATTTCCATTCACCTCCAGTTATTTTTCTCGAAACCAAATTTTTTCACTATAAAACATCTCACAAAATTCGGGGTCTTTATTGAATCCACGAAAATATTGATAAGAAAGGATTCTCACATATTGACTAGGTCTCTTTTTGTTTTTACTTGCGTAGTAAAGAACCGCATCACAGTCGTTATTTAATATTGCTATAGCTTCCTTGTAGCTAATCTCCATTAAAACTACTTTAAAAAGATTGCTCCTCCGGTTCATCCACCTAATTACAAAGTGTGAAACGATCAAGACGATGATCCAGAAAGACAATGACAGGAGTAGCTCCTGCACCTCCATACTAGCCGCCTCCCAAAAGCAAAAGAGCCCCTTTCGGGACTCTCCGCGCCGCCGGGGTGTGCCACATGCACTCGCCCGGAATATGTGCGCTCTCTCGGCTCGTCCGCACGGCGGCGTCTGTCGAGGTCAAGCGCATTTGTTAAAGCGCCGGGCAGTCGGGGGCGGTGCGGCCGCTTTACCGGAAACTGCCCGAACGCTTCATACTAGCATCTTATCATGATGCAGTTGCACTTTTTGTCACATGTTTTGTGCGGAGCTTCATTGCCACATTGCGAAGATGGCCATACGAGTACGAGGACTTGTCGGCGATTTCTCGCAGGTTCATGCCCTGTTCGACGTGAAGCGTGATGACAATTTGCTCCGCCTCCGACATGCTGGCGATGATGGATTCCATTTGCACTTTTACTTCTCTGTAATGCTCAATCTGCCTCTTCGTCTCGTTGTAATCGTCCACGGCCTCGTTGTAACTATCAACTGCGGTATCCAGCGGTACGTAACACATGATGCTTGATGGCATTTTCCCCTTGAATACCACCTGATGCGCGGCCTTGAGCCGATTGTGTGCGATTCCCTCGTATGCCTCCAGACCGTTCAGATCCCGGCAGACATTGCGGTAAGCGCTGATGATGTCTTTTGCCATGGTCGTTCCCCCTTATGACTCGCGGCTTACCAAGGACAGAATATATCCTTCTTGCCGCATTTGGTGCACTCTACTTCGGCGAATAGCGAGATACACACCCACTTGTGACGGCATAATACTTGCCTTACCCGAAGGGCAAACCGCATTAAGCCGCGCTCTCTACTTTGCCCCAGACTGCTTTCTCAAGTGCTGCGACTCGCTCTTCGAGTGTTTTCTCTGCCACCGTTCCACCAGCGTCCCCTTCAGCCAGTCCGCCGGTTGTGTCCTCGTCCGGTACCGCGGGCGGAAACTGCAGCTCCGGTGGATTCAGATCCAGTGGAGGACTAGCCGGGACAGGAGCTTCTTGACCGGCTCCGTTGCTCTCTGGAGCATGCTCGGCTTCGGATCGAAATTGCGCCGCCTCTTCGGCGGTCACCTCCCGGTACTTGCCTTTTGCGAGCCAGCTGAATTCGATCGTATCGCCGGTCTTAGCGTCCTCCGCTTGGTAAGTGGTGTTCTTGGAGTTCTCTTTCCAGCGAATGTTGGTGACAGGAATCAGGCTATCCAGCGTCTCCTGCTTAATATCCTCGGTCGTTTTGATAACCGGCGCTTTAGCCGTTGCGGCATCGCGCAGGGCTTGTACATCCTTCTCGAGACGTTCGACGTCTGCTTTCGCCTCACTCAGTTGATCCTGGAGCTGATCGATTTGCGCGTCCTTGTCTTCCAGCGCTCTTACCGCTGCGTCGCGTTTGGACGTCATGTCTTGGAGCTCTAGATCCAACTTCCCGTTTTCGGTTCCGATTACGCTGATCTCCTCGAGCAGCGATTGGATGCGCCGGTCTTTGTCCGCGATCTCGTTGGCATAGCTCTCCTTGAGTGCGAGGGCGTTCTTTTCGCCCCTCTCGGCCAAATCCCCGAAGGCTTGCTGGAGGGTAACGGATAGCATCTGGTAGGCTTGCTCATTGACCATGATGTCGCGCAGCCGGACGACGTTTCCGTCGAAGTCCAGCCTGTCGAACAGGTTGTAGATGCTTTCTTGTGCGGTTGCAACCGCCACTTCCACCTGCTTGTTATTCTCCGCATCGATCCGAGCCTGTGTTTCCGCGATCTGTGCTTCCAGTTCGGCCACTTTCCCGGCTTCTTTCAGGCTTCCGCGCTGGTTCTCCGTGCTGAGTTCCCACTTGAGCCTGTCCAATTTCGCTTGCAGTTCTTCCACGTTATCGCCTCTTTTCGGAATTTTGGCAATATTCAATTTATTAAGTATATTTTACCACATATTGTGCTAAAAATCCATCATTTACGCTGGATATTGTGGTTTCTCTCCGCTTTTCTTCACTGTACGTTGTTTGCATTTTGTCGCTGAATCAAGTTTCGAAACAAACTGTTGACTTTGTAATACACCCGTTGTATTATAGAGTCAACAAGTTAAGTCGCAGATGCACAACGGCATCGGACGCAGGAGGAGCGAACAATGAATTACCTCGAAATCGCTAAAGAAATCCTTGAGAATAACTGGATCGTCGGCGTTCGCACCCTTTGTGACGATGAGCAATACGAAGTCGGCGATGACTGCCGCGCCTCCTACGAATGGGACATCGAGAACGATTGTTCGACCTACCACACCACAGGCGAAACAGCGGTCGGAACTTGCGCGACACACATTGATACAGGGTATTTCAAGACCGAAGATGAGGCTGCTGAGTTGGCGGTTCGTATCGCGGAGGCTGTAGCCAAAAACCGGGTCTATGGCAAAGCCCAGCAGGTCATCATCGGCGGTCACTCTGTCAATAACGATGGATACTTTGACGAGGGCGAGATTCGTATTGTCGAAGCATTTGTAGTGGCGGTGGTGGAGTGAGCATTCCCCCTCTCGCTGGAGTCGCAGAAGCAGCAGAGATTCTCGGATGGACGAAGCAAAAGGTAGCGACCTACATCAAGCGCGGCAAACTTCCAGATCCTATACAACGTCTCGCTAGCGGTCCGATCTGGACAAAAGAGCAGATTGAAACTTACAAGGACTCTCTTTCCTGAGGGTCTTTTTTCATGCCGTCTTATTTGCCTCTTTTTGCGGCTTTCGAATGCCGTCCGCTGTCTTTATACTCCCCACACTCTTCAAAAGCCCTACGGGGCAATTCTGTGCGTCTAGTGCAATATGGGCGGTGCCTACTCGCTGCCATTTGTCGATCATCGTGTCACCTCCGTGAATTTATGGTCTCGATACCGGTTTAGAAACAGCTTCTTGCGGAGCGTGTACGCCTGAGTCTTGGTCGCATCCCCACCCTTCACGTCGATGACCTCCTTCGACCCGTCATGGTGATGGATCAGAAAATCGGCGGTGTAGTTGATCGACTTGACCGTGTTGCCGAAGTAGTCCTTAAATGCGTCCAAAAGGCGGAAGCGTGGCTGACACTCGAAGTCTTTGATCTGCCCGACGCGTTTCATGAGCTTCAGTTGCTGGTAGTATGCTGCCTCTGCATGGCTGTCGAACTTGATCCCGTCAACCTGCGTCTTGCGGGCTCCGTACTTGCTCCCCAGTCTCGGCACGACGCCGCCTCATCTCTGCCCATGAGATATGGACCGGGATCAGCCTTAGCCCCGTGACACTCTTGCTCAGCTCCTCCAGCTCTTTGCGCGCCTTATCCTGCTCTACCGGATCAATGAGCTGCAGGCGGCTCATGCTGGATACGACGGTGTAGAGAGTACCCATCTACTTGACCCCCTTCTTGTACGTGGGTACGTATGACGGCGCACCTGGAACCTTCATGGGCCGATGTGGTCGAGTGGGCCAGCCGTGCTTGTCGTTGTAGGCGGCGAGTTCTTCCTTGGGCAGGAACCAACTCTTCAGCGACGCGTCCATCCGCTCTTGCTCGGGCTTTTCGATTAGCATGGGGGTTCCTCCTTGGGAATGAGCATTTTTGCGAGATGCCCTTCTTTCCATCCCGCGCCAGGCAGATGTCTTCCCAACCACTGCACATACGCTGTCTTACCTGTTGAAGAAAATTCGTATATTGTGCCATCGTTGCATTCTGGACGATTCTTATGTTTCACTTTGTCCCCTAAGTTGAACTTAGGCACCTCTGGAGTTGGTGGATCAAATGCGCCGGACTCAATTTCACCTATGAGGCGATCTAGCAATCCGACGTGTATCACGGCGCCGTCCCTGCGATACTGCGTTCGCTTAATCACTAACGACTTCAGCAGTTTCCCCTTGTCAATCAGTTCCATGGTTATCCTCCTCGATTTCCTCACAATGCGTCAGCGCATACGGGCTATCCGAATCGCAGATGGCTATCTTTCCGTTCATGAGCGTTGGGCCGCCTTGCCACCATGCCCTTGTCAGGACATCACCGACTTTCGCTGATCCTTCCCACCCGTCTTGAATGTCCTTAATCACTCGATACTTCACGCTGCATCCTCCTCCCTCTCCTGCTGCTTCTCCCATTCCAACTCTTCCAGTCCGCGACGAATGAATTCGTCGAAGTCTTGGTCGATCAGGTCGTAGTCGTCGATCATGCCGGTTCCTCCCTCAGTCGGTAGTTGAGTTCTCGTCCTCCGTGAATTTCCACGCGGAAGTCGTGGCACATCTCTTTCAGTCGACTTCCCAATCCCTCGTCCAGGCTAAGCAGGTATTCCATGTCCCGTTCGGTGGAAATGAGGATCGGCTTGCGCTCTTGGTAGCGGTAGTTGATGACCTGGAAAAGTTTCTTGATCTCGTATGCGCTCGGCTGTGCTGGTGGTTTGAATAGATCGTCAATGTACAGCACCTCGACCGTTTGCATCTTCTCGAACCGCTTATTGTTCACGTCTTCTTTGCTCATATCGTCCTTGACCATTTCCATCGTTTCGACCCAAGGGACATATAGAACTTCATGACCTCCGTCCATCAGTCCGTTCGTAATGGCGGCGAGCAGGTGCGTTTTACCGCACCCCGGCCGGCCCATGAGCATGATGCCGTTATTCGCCGTCTTTTGGACCGCGTCGAACCTGTTGTAATAAACCCAAGCTTTGCGGAATGCCTCTTGGATCGGCTGCGGCATGACTTGGTGGTAAAAGTTGTTGAACGTCTTGTCCCGAAACGCATCCGTAATCTGACTGGCTCGCATCATCTTTTCAACCCGGCCCCGTTCCACGCAGCTGCAGACCGTCCAGTGATCCATCATGACTTCGACCAGTTCACCCTTTACCGTTTGGGTAACAGGCTGCTTGACGAACGTGCCGCCTTCATCCCGACATTCCTGGCAGCGGTATGTCGGAATCGTCCCATTTGCCGGGGTAGATTCTTGAGACTTTGGATTCTGCCGGTACTCTTCCGCCTTCTTGCGAATGAACTCCATGTCGAATCCCTTTAGGGCCTCTTTCATGCTCTGCATTGCGTTCACCGTCCTTTTGAGGATATAGCTGCTCCTTACGGGTTATTTGATCTTTGACGATCATGCCTTGAAGCGTCTTGGTTAAGTATGAGTGCGGCTTGTCCTGGCTTTTTTTGATACAGGCTTCTATGACTTCCAAATCAGCCATTCCGATATAGCTGAATACCACGTCCAGGATGTAAAGGTTGAGTCCGCTGATATTCATTTCCATGCAAAGTTTTTGCAATCGATCTTTATGAGGATTGGTGTCGATCGCGTGCGTGTGCGTTTCACTTCCCTTAACTTCACCTTCTCTTAAATTAAATTCTTTTAAATTATATTGCGCGTGATCTGTGGGTGAAGGCTCACTGACTTGTCCGTGATCATTCACTGAATGATCAGTGAGTGGTGCAGGCAGCTTGGATTCTTGAGGTCTATTGATGGTTTGATGCTTCTTGAAGTTGTTCAGAAGGATGTATTTTTGGGAGTCAACCTCGTACCGAAGGATCATCTTCCGACTCGCCAGTTGGTTCAGCCATTCGTCTACACTCTGTGGGGTAATGTCCATGTCGTAGGGATAGATCAGCGACTTCACGAGACCAGGATGACCCTTTAGCCGGCCTTCATCGTCGGCCTGGGAAATCAAGCCCATAAACAGCAGCCGGACACTTGGGCTCAATTCGCCGAGCTTCTCATCTTCCCAGAAGCTTGGGTCGATCATTCGCTTGCGCGCCACCTTTGTACCCTCCTTTCCCGAACCTCAGATACCACCAACGAGCGTCAATTTCGATCCACAATCGTTTCATCAGGAGAAGACTCTTCTTCATCCTCTTCCGTCCCTTCATATTGCCTCAGTCTGTATTCCAACTTGATACGCGCCTCTCGCTCTCTGTGAGCCTCTGCACGCCATCTGGAGCAGTTGTGCAGGGCTGTGTCTCTCTCGGCCTTGATTTCCGCCAGGAGGGCACGTAGGCCCTCTATTTGAATGTCGCGTGGGTCAGTCATGAGTACCTCCATATCAAGATCACCAAGGCGTAGAAGGGGAGTAAAAGCGTCATCGCGTAGAGCAGTCCTTTGATTACCGATCCATCTTCACGCATGCTCTGCCTCCGATCGAAGGGCTAGGATGGCCGCTATGGTGATGGCGTGGGGGGCTGATTCAGACTCCTCAGCCACAGAGGCGACGTATCGATTTAGCCCTACGTCCCACTTGTCAAACCTGGCTCCATGGCCGCCAGAGTCAAGGGACTGCAAAATGTAGTCCCACCCCAGTCGCCGCATCTCCTCGATGACCTGTCCGGCGCCGTCCCAGGTGGTGGAGGGGGTGAAATGCCAGACAGGTTCGTCGTGAATCCACCAATGCCCGAGTGTGACAAATGGAGCCTGAGCATCTGGCGGAATCCATTCGTACCCAAGCGCCCGAGCCAACACCGCATCCAACTCCGGCCCCGCCGTCATCGTCCTAACGTCCATTGGGGGCCTCCTTGACTCGATCCCAGAAGTCTCCCTCCTTGAGCAGCTCGGGGTGCTGGTGGATGTTACCGATGACCTGGAACCTGCATTCCCCGTCGCCCTCGACATACTGCCACAGAGGGAATGAATTGTTGCGGATAAGAACTGATTTCGTTCTCTCGACTTTAGCCATGAATTGAGCCATGCGATCATTCCACAGAATGGAATACATCGCATGTTCCCCGACTGCTATATCCCCCTCGTAAATCTCGGTCCCGTTCTTGTCCTTGAGGCCGGTCCACCGCAGCCAGACCAGCCCCTCCCTGGCATCGTTGATCGGCGTCGGCCCCATCTTGATCCACTCGTCCAGCGTATGTGCATAGGTCATTTTGCCAATGCCCGGCAGCCATGCGCGGAGTTTGATTTGCTCACCCATCGGTTCTATCTCCTTTCAAGTCGTCATTTTCAATGCGCGTCAGGTTCCCATTCGCGTCCATTTTGAAGCGTGGTCTAAACTCCTCGTCGCCGTACTCGCGCAGGCTGTGGAGCTGATGACGGAGCTGGTCGTTCTCGGCCTGTAGGCGCTCCGTTTCGCGCCATTGAGCGTCGAGGTTGCCTTGCAGGACGGATATGGTCACGTCCCTTCGCTCGATCTCTCCCTGCTGGCGCTGTACCTCGGCTAGGAGGGATCGGATAGTGTTTCCTACCGGGGAACCTGCAAACATTTCAGCATGCTTGAGCGCCACCGCCATCTGCTCCGCCGTCATGGGCTGCTGTTCGCTGAATTCCTGAGCCAATTCAAGCACCTTCTCAGCATTGAATCCCATGTCAATATGGCCAACAACAAACGGCTTGGGCTGCTGTTCGTTACTCATGGGCGGCCTCCTTGACGTTCCTCGGTCCGTTCTTCATGCAGTTCGGGCAAAGCCAGCCTCTGTGCTTGGTCAGCTTCCAACCATGCACACGGAATTCTTTCGCCGCATCCGTTTCTCTTCGGGTGCTCACCTGCTGCCATTCCGTACATCCGCCGCACCAAACCGTAAAGTCCCGGCTTATCCAGCCCTTGTATTCGGTCTGGCCTCCCTTGAAGAAAACCCTTCCTGTTAAATCACCCATCCGCTATCCCTCCTTGGGAAGCCTTAGCCTCCCTGTGTTGTGCTAGAAAAGCCGCTGCTGTCCGGCTGTTGCTGCTATCGGGTTGATCCAGAGGACTTCCGTCCGGGACCGCCCGTTCTCAATGACCTGCTGGCGCTCTTCACGACGCCAGTGTGTGAGCCGGTCGTCGTACATCTGGTTCGGATACCCGGAGATGATGGCCGGGCCGGCATGCGCGTCCAGCGCATCCAGCAGCTGTAGATGGTCCGCATCGTTCATCTCGTTGTCGTAGATGGTCCCGTTCCGAGTCGCCATCAGGTAAGGCGGATCCGCGTAGATCATCACGTCCGGCCGGTTGTATCGCTCGATGACTTGAAGAGCTGACCGGTTCTCGATCTGGCAGGACTTCAGCCGATCGGCCACGAGCAATATTTGATCCGATAGCTGGTTGAACTGCTTGATTCTGTATGAGTCATCTGGCGTCCCACGGCATTTCCATCCGCTTATGGATCCGGTCTTCACGCGGATGCTTTGCCAGCACCGGACCAAGAAACGCCGGGCTTGATCAATTTCGTCAACCACCGCTTCATGGGCCGCCAGGTACTCGCTGCGTGCGTAGGGCGTCCAGCGCAAGGCGTGCGCCAGTTCTTCCGGGCGGTCCCGGACGACGCGGAAGAGGTTCACGACGTCGCCGTCCAGGTCGTTCACGGTCTCAAGAACAGCCGGTTCCTTGTTGAACAGCACCGCGCCGGAGCCGAAGAACGGCTCCAGGTAGGTCGTATGCTCCGGCATGTGGCTGATGATCCAGTCGGCCATGCTCCACTTACTACCGGGGTAGTGCAGAATTCTCGGGACGCTCACTCCCTATCCCTCCTTATGAAACTGACTCAGCCGGTCAGAGAACTTCTGTCAGAATGCGGAAATCCTTGAACATACGATTTTCTACAGTCACCTCGACCGGCTTCCCTTTCAGTTGCGAGACCGTCCTGCATTTTGCGTCTTTGAGAATCCGGTCAAGGAATTTCATTTGCTGGACCAAGTAATCTCCAAGCGCTTCATCTGTTTTCTCCCATGCCTTCTCGTTCAGATTGACCGTATATTTCCCGCCGTCTCCAACGCCGCCGCCGTCGAAATGAAATTCCAGTTGGAGGCCGATCAAGAACTCATGTCCGTTTACCTGTCCGAACTCTGCGGACGTGATCTTTCCGAGATGCCGCTCTACCATGCCCATCGAATCTATCTCTCCCTTTGGTTGAATGTATTAACTTTCGATTATCAAGTTGAAGATGTCTGCCTTTACACCGCACGCTTGCTCAATTAGCTCGCTCTGCTGCTCGCTGCCCAGCGCATCGAATTCATCCGGGGTGAAGTCCAGTTCTACCGTGAATACCTCTGTCACCGTCGCCAGCCCTGTCACTTTGATCATGGTTATCTCTCCCTTGGGGTGGATTGAAATGCTTGAATCCGGTCAGTGTATGGCGAGTATCACGAATCCCTCTTTGACATAGTTGGGATCTGATAAGATATAGAGAACTTTCCTGGAACAGTCGCGCCCGGTATACCCTTCCTCAGCAGGGTCCCACTCTCTGAGCAAAAGTTCATCCCCAACACGATATGGACGGTCTGCTTTCCTGACCTCGAAGGTCTTCTGCTGGTCATAAACAGCCTGGAAAAATTCCGGCCAGATTTTCAAATGATGAACAGTGACTTCGCTCACTCTCTATCCCTCCTCGTGAAATGTCTCCAACCATTCCCTACCTTCACGGCAGCTGTCTGCCCAGCGATGACACGGGGTGCAAAGGTGCGCAAAGTCATGCGCGGTAGGCTTACCCTCCGACTTCCAGCGGCGGGCCGTGTGCGCTAATTCTGTGGCTCTAGCGCGGTCACAGCGTTCGCAGGCTCCACCACTCCGCTCGTGGACCTCCCGGCGCACGGCTTGAGTGGCTTCGCTTCTCGTTGTGCGGCTCGGTTTAAACCGCTTATAGGACGGCTTTGGTACAGCTCTGACAATATCCATCAGAATGGCAGCGGTTCTTCTACAGGCTCAGGCTGGTAGGACTCCAGCCGCTTGATTACGGCGCTTGCGTTGGTGGAGCTGAGTTCCGTTGTGTGTGCGACCCCATATCCTTTGAGCATGGTGCGATACATGTCATCCGGGATTTTCTTCTCCAGTAGCATCTTCTTAATCAAACCGATCTGAGCTGGACTTATCGGCCTTACCGGATTGCCTCCTACCTGCCCGCCAGAGGCGTTTGAAGGCGGCGGGGCGGAGTTGCTGCGAGCCGGAGTATTCGCTGTATCCTGTGCCCGTTTAGGAGCCTCCGAAGCCTTGTTGCCATCGTCATCCACCTCTGTCCCCAGCGAAAGGAACGCCGATAGACTGTAGCGCCTTGCGTAGGTACCACCGCTGCCGGCGCCTTGCGGATCGTCCTTTGAAAGCTTGCAGGTGAAAGGCTCGCTGGTCATCCATTCGCCTGATTCATGCATGATGGTCGTGGCACATGACAGCGTGCCAGGAGTATGGCAGAACAGGTCTTGCATAACGAATAGTTTGTGGGTGGAAAGTACCGGTCGGATCTCCTCCAGGATGTTGGCAAGGTCCGCGTATTTGCTCTTGAAGTGAGGATTCTCCGCATTTTTGGCGATGTTCTCAATCTCGCTGTTTGCCGCGCAGAGAGCTGCGGCGATCTTGGCAATCGTTTCACTCTTTTGCATGGGTTAAGCGCCCCTTTCAATGGTCATCACAACCGGCTCCAAGCGCCATTTTTCCAGATCCTCCGGCCGGTAGATGCTCACTTGCTTCCAGCATTCAGCCTCTTCCAGGGAGCGCCATCTAAACGCTCCCCACAGGCTCTTGGTGGGCTCTGCAAGCCTCCCCCAGTAAAGACCGTCATCTCGCACCAGCACATAAGCTTCGCGAGTTTCCATGACTACCACGCTCCGTTTGTGGTATACTCGCTGTAGGAATTTTTATCTGTTTCTCCAACTAGCCCGGTGCCCGCCGGGCTTTTTGGCGTCAATAAAACGAAAGCATCCACTTCCGCGTCATCTCCGTGTTCCATTGCAAAGTCTTCAAGCTGATTTATTACCGACCGAATGTCCATGTTTGCCACCTCCTTTCCAGAAGGTCTGCGCCACTTGCTTTACGTCCTCCATCTGCAGCTGTCCGGCTTGGATGGCTTTTGCGAGGTCCGGCATGGTCATTTCGCATTCCTCCTTTCGATTTTCATCAAACTCAGCAGCAGGACTTCAGCGGCCTTTCTTGCATTAGCCAGCTGGCGTTGTTGTCGCGTCATCCTTCACCAGCCTCCTTCCTTGCCGGTACCATCGTGCATAAGACTTGAGGATAACTCGCCTGAATGCCCCTTCTTTCGAACTGGCATATAGATCAATTAGTACCCGTTCGTTTTTCAGCCTCAAATTCAACACTCCTTTGCGTGATATCCATTTGCACCGCGATGTGTCCGTGAAGCTCCGGCCGCTTGTATTCGGGGTGTTTCTTGATGAAGTCATCCAGGGTAGGCGATCCGCCAGCCATTACGGTCCTATGGGTGTACGCGGTGACAGCTGCCCTCAGCCTTTCAAGAATCTGTTCCCCGTAGAGTGCTGCCCGCTGCCGGAGCGACAGGCGTTCCCAAAACTCGTACTGCTCGATTTCGTGCTGCAGTTGGCTCATGCCGATTCCCCCTTCTCAATGCCGGTCAGCGTGTTCCACAGGCTATCCATGTCGATCAGCCAGATTCGCTTTCGTGCGCCCTCCGAATCGCCGTTCTGCAAGCACTCCAGCACCTCTTGGATACCGTAGATCGAATCGTTCAGCACCTTTTCCGGCGTCTTCGGTGCGCGGAAGTCGATCAGCGACTTGATCTCCGGTTGCGGCTTCTTCTGCTCCCGCAGCCATTCGTAAGGGTTGATGCTCGTTTGCTCTTCCCGGCCGTAACGTTCCGTTTGCTGGATGATGGGATGGTCCATGTTAAGCCTCCTCCTGTTTAATGCCGCCACTTAGGCAGATCTGGCACACTTTAACTTTGATCCCGGCAGCGCCTAAAGTGGCAGGTTTCTTTCCGGCCCAACCACACTTTGCACACTTCCAAACCTTCATTCCTCTTCCTCCATTCGCTTCATCATTTCATCCAGCACCGCCTGGGCATCTTGCTCGAAAAACCGCACGGCGATCTGCTCGCGTTCTTCAAGACTAAAATTGTACTTAAACGATAGGTTTGCTCGGCTTAAAGCGCTGGGGTAGCCCATTTCCGCTACCGTCGCCTCTGCATCTCGCCAAAAGTAGAGGTAAGCGTGTTTTCGCTTGGCGGCCGGGGAGCGCAGCCGGTGGAATTTCTCTATCGCCTGTCGGAGTCGGTATGTTATGAGCTTCACGCGGCTCCCCCTCACTCGATATTCAATTGTCCGGTACAATCAGAGTTCTTCCCCTCTTGCGATGATTTCTTCGATGATGGCCCAGGCGGCTGTGGCGATTTCGGAATCAATCTCAGCCTGTACATCCGGATCGTCGGAGATCATGGAGTCGTTGATATGCACGGTGGCATTTCCAAGCTGATAAGTAGCTGCGTACTTCTTTTCCATGTCATCACCTCTACCTACATGCTTATGAGGTGTGATGGGTTGGACGGCCCTTATCATTCGTTATGCCTCCTAAGCTGCCCGAGGTCTCCAGGCATTGATGTAGTTCAGAAGTTCTTGAAGTTCGATTCGACGGACGTCTTTGTAACTTGAAACCGCCCAGCGATCTTTGATTTCTCTATGGAGCTGACGGAAATATTCGCTGCGGATGTTGGAGTCTTCTACCATACCGTAGACCCTGGATGCCACTGCCCGTTGTACTTTGCGCTGTTCTCCACTGAATAGGGTGATTTGTTCGTCGACCTTAGTCTCAATGGAAGCAATTCGATCCTCGACGGTGTTCATTCGTTCTTCGTGATCGATCATGGCCTTCATCATTACAACTCTTTGTTGCCGTTCGTCCATGATTTCAACATTGTTCTGCTGACGCTTTTCCATTTCTTCAAACTTAGTGACATAAGCTGCCGTGAAGAGAATTCCTTTTTCACCGGTCATCTTGTTCGCTACCATGTCGCATCCTTTTCGAGTAAGCAAGTAACATTTAAGCGTTCTCCCTGTTGAGTCAACATACGAGCTTTCGATGAAGAAATCACTCGGCCCAATTTTGGACTCAGTAAGAATCGAAGCGTACAGATCAATGTCTCTCAACAAATGCTTGTGCAATTTTCCGGTCACATCTGCGATTTCGCGACTATCAGCCAACAACTTCCCTTGTATGCTGACAAGCTTCATGATATTTCCGCCTTTCCGTGTAGATTTATTTGTTATAAAATTCACTTAGCTTTCATAAGATAATTTTCGATCACGATACGCGATCAATTTGAGCAAAAAAAAGATCATAGATACTCACTCCGAAATGTTTTGCCAGTTTGGTCCTTAGCTCCTGCCTCGGAAACCGCTGGCCGGACTCAATCATCGCATACGTGCTGTAGGGAATACCGATTTGCTTAGCCATCTCATGTAAGGATCGGTCTCCACGAAGCTTCCGAAGCTTTTGGTTCCTCATATTCTCACCTCCTTAATCACGGATCGTGATCGGCTATAACTGAAGTATACGATCACTAAACGTGATCGTCAAGTCCTTTTTGGAAATTTTTTCGCATTTCGTGACTGTGTAGATCAACAAGCGGTAAATACACAACTGGTCACATTATGTGATAATATTTGAATTAGATTTGGAGGTGCTTTATGGAAACATTTGGTTCGCGGTTGGCCTATTTGAGAAGTAGAACCGGTTTATCTCAAGAGGAGTTAGCAGAGCGGTTAAAGATAGCAAAAAGCACTTTGGGTATGTACGAAACAGGTAAGCGTGAGCCAAGTCATGAGATGACTGCGCGAATCGCTGATTATTTTGAAGTTAACATTGATTGGCTCACGACTGGGAGGGAAAGCGTGTATACGCAGCAACTTTCAAAACAGGAGTTATTGTTGAAAGAGATTGTGGAGAAGTATGAAATTGACTTAGAACGGCCGGGAAGTAAGGAGAAATTAGAGAAAATTATTCAGGTGGTATTTGAAGACGTTGAGCGGAACTCCAAAGAAAATTGATTAGCTCGTCTTGGTTTTCTTCACTAAGTTCTGGGATATCAGCAGCAAGCCCAGCAACAACCTTCTGCGGTTCTGTCATTCCAGTCAACTCCTCGGCGTCTTCTAATAAGTTAATGATACTAAGAACACTTGTTCCTATCAACTAAAAAGTGAGGAGTATCGTTATGGCTCTCTTTGAAGCCGGGCGATGCTTACTCCGTCAGTTCCGAGAAGATAAAGGCATAACACAGCAAGAACTTGCTGACCTTGCCGGTATATCTCGTTCGCAGTTGTCGGCTTATGAAAGAAGAAAGTACACCATGAATATTGAGGATGCCCGTTCCTTTGCGGAAATCTTCAACTGCCACATCGATGACCTGTACGATTGGAAGCGAATTGACTGAGCGAGCAGGCGAAGAGATAATCTCTTCCGCCCCTCGTGAAAACAGACAAGATACATAACGCATATATTGAGTCAACTATTAAAAGGGAAGCTTACATAATCAAAGTATCACACCGTGAAACTCATATGGTGTCGAATCTTGTATTAGATAGTCAAACAATCAATACTAGTATCGATTTTACTTTACAGAATCTGTATCAATAGGATATAATTTCTTCCCAAAAAAAAGAGACCGCCCATTTGGCTAGTCTCTTATTAGATGCGCGATTAAATGCCTATTCCCCTTGGAAACAGTCCCCACTACCCCATTAGGAAAATGGGCTTCCAATTTGTTATAAGATTCTTTCACGTAATCAATGTTCTTTATATTCAGAAGGTTGGTTGAATCCAGAGCAAGTATCCCGAATTCTAAAAATGCAACCTTACATGCATCCAAGGTTAGAAATACGCTGTATACGCCATCCTTAGTATAAAACCGAGGAACATGGTAATTTTTCTTGGGCTGATAGGAATCGATCTTGTATATATCAGCGATCTTGAAAAACACGCACTCCCCGGTTTCTTTGCCATTTTCAATTCTCATTCCATAGATCTCATCGTTCATTATGCTCGACTCACTTATTTTTTCAATTCTTTAGGGACGGCAGCAGAACCGAGAATGACTTTGAACTCAACATTAGCCGCTTTTTCACCTGCAGCTTGCAAATTCTTTTGCAGGAAGTTTGAAATGATCTTATTCAACTTTTATCACCTCCTTTTTATGAACAAGCAAAGTTGACTGGAAAAAGAAGACGAGAGCAAGTATTGGGTTTAGAAAATAAAGGTTGGAGAGGATTAATAGAACGGCGAGAAATTTCATTCTTTGAGACATTTCATGGCTGAGGTTTGTGTCTTGTTTTCGAAATGGGGCGAAGTATAAGAACATAAGTACGCTAATCACGGACAATATTAGCACGATCGTCTTCGAAAGATCAATAAGAGGAATTGGAAAAATTAATAGAGCTGTTACGATCGAACACCACGTAAGTGAATTTAGATGATGCCCGCCCGATAAAAACCGTATCAAGCAAAATGAAAAAAAGGCAAAAAGTGTTTGGCCAAGATTATCGGTGCTTAAACCAGCGACAGCCGTAAGAACAAGTGCCAAGAAAAAATTTAACGCAAGCCCTATTACCCAGGCCATAACCTCTACACTTGAAGGACCTTCTGGATCTGCTTCCTTTATATATGTTGCTAATTTTCTAGATGCTTGTTCAATCACTTTAGTTCAGATCTCTCCTTTTAGACAGGTAATAGTTCATTCCGAAAACAGCTAAAGAGATAAAGAACAAGATGTTGGAATTCAACTTTTGAAAAATAAAAAGCGTCCCCAAAATAATTATGAAAGCGGCAATATTGCTTAATAGGATACCCTTGTTTATAAGTTTATTATAATCTTCTTTTAAATAAAAACTGTGCGGCGGTGCGGCAATGAATGCAAAGCCGAAATTGAACACCTTATAAACTGCTGCCACCAAGAAGGCGAGAATTATGCCGCATACCTGAAGGATATAAGCTGAGAAACCATCAGCGCTAGATAAAAAGTTCTCGTCCATTCCGGTAAGTGTCATAAATTGATAGATAATCAATTGAATATCTAAATATAGCAATAATGTTGTAGCTATCATAATAGAGGAAAAAATGAATCTATACTGCATCACATATCTGAAGAACAACAGAAAAGATATCGCCTGTAAAGGAAAGTCAATTACATACAAATTCAATCTCACTCTTAGGTAATAAGACGTTATTGAAAGAATGATGGCTAGTATTCCTATTTGGAGAATCCACTCTTTGAGGGGCTGTCTATAAATTTTCAAAGCTAATGCAAACACAGCAAACACATCAAAAACACCAATAGCGACATATGTAAACATTCCGGCCCACCTTTGAGTTTAATACCACAATTATACATTCGACTGGTACTTTTTTACTACACACAATACGAAGAATTAGACAGGCAATAAATCGCAGTTCTCCGTTAACGTTCATTGACTTATAATGACTTTATCAACGAACTGCAGGAGGAACTATGGAAAAGGTGTGCATGTACCTGCGAAAGTCCAGGGCGGATATAGAAGCTGAGGCTCGCGGCGAAGGCGAAACTCTGATGAAGCACAAGAAGGCGCTGCTGAAAGTTGCTAAGCTGCAGGAATTGAACATTGTGAAGATCCGCGAGGAAATTGTTTCGGGGGAAAGTCTCTTTCACCGGCCGCAGATGCAAGAACTGCTCCGAGAGGTCACGGACGGCCTATATGACGCTGTGCTGGTCATGGATATGGATCGCCTGGGCCGGGGTGATATGGAAGAACAAGGCCTTATTCAGAAGGTCTTTCAGCAGAGCAAAACGAAGATCATCACGCCGCGCAAGGTCTATGACCTGACGGACGAGTGGGATGAAGAATACAGCGAGTTTGAAATGTTCATGGCTCGCAAGGAGCTTAAGATCATCAACCGCCGGCTGCAGGGCGGTCGCGTTCGCTCTGTCGAGGAAGGCAACTACATCGGCACCCGCCCTCCCTACGGTTATGAGATCCATAAGTCCGAGACTGGCCGGACTCTCGTTCCGCATCCAGAGCAAAAGGATATTGTCCGCATGATCTTCGACTGGTACACGAGTCCAGACAAGCAGTTGGGCAGCAACAAGATTGCCAACCGCCTCAATGATATGGGCATTAAAACATATACAGGGATTAAGTGGACGTCCCCGTCCGTCCTGACCATCCTAAAGAATGCCGTCTACAAGGGAACAATTGAGTGGAAGAAAAAAGAGAGCAAGAAATCCAAGGAGCCGGGTAAGGTTCGTACTGTTAAGATGCGCCCCCAGGAAGAAGTAATTAGCGTGAAGGGTAAGCATGAGCCGCTAGTCAGCGAAGAGGTCTTCAAACGGGCTCAGGAAGTCTTGGGAGCTAAGTACCACGTGCCCTACCAGCTGGAGAATGGAATTACAAATCCCCTAGCCGGTCTGATCCGTTGCGGAAAATGTGGTTCTTCGATGGTGTTGCGGCCCTACACCAATCAAAAGCCCCATCTGATGTGCTATAACAAGTTTTGCGACAATAAGAGTTCCCGTTTTGAATACGTCGAAGAAAAGTTTATTGAAGCTGTTCGCATTTGGCTTGAGCAATACAAAGTTGTTTGGGCTACTCGGAAGAAAAAGGACACAGGTAACGCTGAGATCCGACTTAAAGAATTGGCTATCAACTCGCTTGAAAAAGAACACTCGGAATTGGAGACACAAAAGAGTCGGCTGCATGATTTTCTGGAGCGAGGGATTTATGATGTCGATACCTACCTGGAGCGTTCGAAGAATCTTGCCGATCGGATGGATGAAATCAAGGTAAGCCTGGAAAAGACAAAAAAAGAACTCCACAGCGAAAAACAGACTGTGAAGTCCCAAAAGGAAATCAATCCGAGTGTCGTTGAAAATGCACTCAAGCTTTATCACCGGACTGAAGATCCGGCGAAACGAAATACGTTAATGAAATCCATTGTGCAGATCGCCACGTACACGAAAGAAAAGACACAACGCAACGATCAATTCAGCCTCGAAATAAGCCCGAGAATACGCGGAAATCAGGGTTAGTACAGATAACCACTAAGTGTTAATTCATTGCCTTCCTTGTCCGTACCGATGGGATCGTGCAGGGAAACGTCCTTGCGCGTTTTCTTCAGCGAGCGGAGATGCATCAGGATCTCGTTCTCGATGCATCGGGCCGCGAACGTCGCCAGCTTCGTCCCCTTGCCCGTCTGGAAGCTCTCGATCGCCTTGATCAGTCCGATCGTGCCGATGGAGATGAGGTCCTCCGCATCCTCGCCGGTGTTGTCGAACTTCTTGACGATGTGGGCGACAAGCCTCAGATTGTGCTCGATCAGCAAATTCCGGGATACGGGGTTGCCCTCGGCCATCAGCTTCAGATGGCGCAGCTCCTCATCCTCCTGCAGAGGCTGCGGAAAGGCGTTGTTTTTGACATAGGATACGAGCAGGCTGAGCTGCTTGATGAACAGGGCGATTGCGGCAAATAATCCAGGCATTTTTCGGGCCACCCCCATGCAGTATTACCGGCCCTGCCGAGGGCACCGGTGCAAGTGTACTGACAGTTTATGTGGGCGCCCGCCCATACGTGCCTGTACGGAGCAGACAGACGCAAAATATGTCGCATCCGTGAAAGGATTCAAAATCGCCTCAATCGGGTACATCTTCTCCGTCCCAGTAGAAAGAAGCCGATGAAAACAAATAAAATCATTTATTTACTAATATTTAAAGAAAAGGTATTCACTTCCCAAATCTTCCTGTCGATAAATTCATCGTTCTGACCATAGTTAAGGGGAGAGTTAAAAAGAATGGAATCCACCTTCCAACCGCCGGCAGGCCAGCAGCCTCCGGTACCGCCGGGATACGCGCCCTATGCAAGCGGCGAAGTCGTCAGCGTCAAATCCTGGCTCGGCTCGCTTGTCATTCTCATGATTCCCATCGTCAACATCGTCTTCCTGTTCGTCTGGGCGTTCGGCGACAGCGCGAACCTGAACCGGAAGTACTTTGCCCGGGCCTATCTGTTATGGGCGCTGATCGGCATCGTCCTCTACATCATCATGCTGGCTGTTTTCGGCGCGGTCATGTTCAGCGCCTTCAAATCCATGAACGATATGAACGTTTAAAAGGAGAACCCCTATGTCCTATCAACCGATTCCGACCGGCAACTCCGAAGTCATCCGCACCAGCTCCTGGATGGTGACGATGCTGCTGCTGGCTATTCCGATCGTCAACATCATCATGCTGTTCGTATGGGCGTTCGGATCCGGCGTCAATCTCAACAAGCGCAATCTGAGCCGGGCTTACCTGATCCTTATCCTCATTGTATTCGGGATCTCGCTGATCTTCTTCCTGTTGTCTCTCGCAGCCGCATCGGGTCAATAA